AGATAAGAGTCCACCTAGGAATTTAGACTTAGCTTCTACAAACTCTCTAATAGGTTTAAATATCTTAGATACAGATATTATTGTAGTAATCCCAAAACTTGCTAACACCCAATAAAGAAAATCCATTATATCCTCGCTGGTAGTGAGTGGGTTCTTATAAAAGCCATTCTATTTTTATGCCAACCCTCTCTACCTACAAGCTCACCTCTTGAGTAGTGCAAGATTCTGAGGGGGATTGTTACATTAGTAAGACCTTTTTCAAAAGCAGTAAAAGTATAGTGAATATCATAGAAATCCCACTCACCTTCTAGATAGTTAGGTTTTTCTAAACCAATAGTTCTTAAAGTTTTAGCAGATGCAGCTAAAAATAGNCCATCCAATACTACAACCTTACTCAAAGGTCCGTAGTTTGTTCTATGGAATTCTTTTACTTCGCTGGACGACTTGCTAGAAGATTCGTCAGGATGCCATACTTCCCCAGAATGGAGTCCTTTCCCCCAATTCTTTTGATCCCACCATACTGCGTCTTGGCCTAATAGTTTCGTACCNGCTGCTCCTGCGAACCCGTATCCCTCTGCATTAACTATGGTTAATGCTTTTACGATATCTTTAGGATCTCCATTTATTTCTATATCATCATGACATAAAATAAATATATCGTCATCCTCAGGCTCCACATGATCGAAAGCTTTTTTATACCCAGAAAATATGGATTCTTGATTTGTCATAAGCATAACCTTAGACGGGAGACTAGATAACTTAGACACCAATCGTTGTGTGACGGGTGTTAGCTCCTTACTTCGTGTGCAGATTATACTGTATATTCTCATTACTCTATAATATACTATGGAACAATCTTATTTAGAAGAATTTGTTAAATCTAGAGAAAATCCTGTTTACTTTATGTCCAAATACATAAAGGTTACCCATCCTGTTAGAGGTTTAGTTCCTTTTGATTTATATCCTTTTCAACAGAGGATTATTAAAAATTTGGACGAAAATAGATTTAATATCTTAAGAAAATTTAGACAGGCGGGGTGTACCACCATAGCAGGTGCTTACTCTCTACACTTTACAAACTTTCAAAAGCATAAGACGGTGGTTATATTGTCTAAAGGAGACACAGAGTCCACAGAAGTTTTAGACAGAATTAAAATTATGCACGACGAGCTTCCTTCCTGGCTTAAACAGCCCATCATAGAGTCTAATAAGCACACACTTAAATTTAAAAATGGTTCCATGATAAAATCTAGACCTTCTGGTAAGCAGTCTGGGCGATCATTGGCAGGTTCTCTTCTTATTATTGATGAAGCAGCTTTTATTGAAGCTATTGATACTATTTGGGCAGCAGTCTATCCCATTATCTCGACAGGAGGAAGAGCGTTCGTACTATCTACTGTCAATGGTATGGGTAACTGGTACCATAAAGTCTATAACGAAGCTCTTAAGAATGAAAATGCTTTTAATGTAATCGACATTAAATGGCAGGATCACCCAGAGTATAAGAGACAGGAAGAGGGTTTTGATCATTTATACAAAGAATTAGAAGATATAGGGGTAAATGTTGATGAGTGGGAAAAAACTACTAAAATTAATATGCCATTCAAACAATGGCTCCAAGAGTACGAATGTGAATTTTTAGGAACAGGTGCAACTTATCTTGAGGGTAGCATACTGAGAACTTTGGTGGAAGAGGTAACTTCTGAGTATGAGATTAAATATAATAATAGAATGAGAGTATTTAAGCAACCAGACCCTACTAGACAATATGTTATGGGGGTGGATACCTCTCTCGGTAGAGAAAGAGATTTCTCTGCTTTTCAGATAATAGATTGTTATAATGGAGAACAGGTTGCTGAATTTTACTCTAATAGGACACCTATTAATGAATTTGCTGAAATTATTGACAGAGAAGCAACTTTATATGGTACCGCCTTAGTTATGCCCGAAAGGAATACTATAGGAGAAAACCTTATAGATTGGCTTTTTAACATATATGAGTATGAAAATCTATGGATGGAAGAGGGAACAGATAAAATTGGTTATCTTACTACAGCTAAAAATAAAGAGTTTATGCTAGCTAAAATGGAAGAATTAATAAGAAAGAAGATAGTTAAGATAAACTCGAAAAGAACGGTAGAAGAATTACTTACTTTTATTATTGATGACAATAATAAGATTCATGCGGACAGGGGTAAAAATGATGACCTAATTATGAGTCTCGCCTTAGCTACTTTTGCCCTACATACATTGAGCGAGAGTGATCTTTTAGAGTACTCACAAATTCCGCATAAGCAGAAACTTCCTTTAGTTCCTGAGATATGGAGACGCAAGGTGCCAACTGCTGGTGGTATGACAGAAGAAGATATGACATGGATACTGACAAAAACAAAAGAATAGATGAATCAGGATATACTACCTTTCAAGCCACTAGAGGGCAAGGGCAATCAGGGCAAACCCTAAAGGGAGGATTCCTTAGAAGATTTTTAGCCGCCTTCTTTACCAAAAAGGGACAGCAATCAATTGCAGATGAGGATATCGCTGACGGTAACGTATTGGGAGATACGGTACGAAGCCTTGATGTTCCAAAGGAAAAGGCTCCTGCTCCTCACGATGATGATCCTACTGGTTTTACAGTAGCCAAGAGTGCTGTCTCCTTGCCAAGAGCAGAGGCTGACAGGAAACAAAGGTATGTGAGATACGAGGAAATGGACGATTACCCAGAGATAGGGTCGGCGTTCGATATTTACGCAGATGACACCACTCAAAAAAGCTCTAAAAACGAAGCATGGGTTGTTAAATCTGAGTTTGATTTTATCAAAGAAGAAATTGATAATTTATTTAAAAAAATTAACTTAGATAAGTTTTACTGGGATATAACAAGAAATACAGTTAAGTATGGGGACTGCTTCATAGAGACTATTCTAGATGTGAACAGACCAAAGCTTGGTTTACAGAGAATTAAAGTACTTAATCCAAATTTTATTATTAGAGTTGAGGACGAATTTGGTTATCTGAAGAAGTTTTTACAGGAAATACCTAAAAAAGATGGAACTTTTAGTTACGGGACTCCAACTGATGATTTAGCTTCATCTAGATTTATAAATCTAGATAAGAATCAGATAATTCATTTCCGCCTTTACACCTCAGACCCCTCTTTTTATCCTTACGGTAAGTCTGTTGCAGCAGCAGCGGTAAGAACTTTCAGGTCCCTGCGCCTCCAAGAGGATGCAATGTTGGTCTATCGTCTCTCTAGAGCCCCTGAGAGAAGAATTTTCTACGTTGATGTTGGAAATCTACCCACCACTAAGGCTGAGATCTTTATTGAACGATTAAAAGAGAAGTTTAAGAAAGAAAAGTTCTACAACAGCAATACAGGTAANGTNGATGCTAGNTATAACCCTTTGTCTGCTGATGAGGACTTCTTNGTCCCNCATAGAAACAACAAGGGTACCAAAATAGATACATTGCCAGGGGCTCAGAATTTAGGTGAGATAGAAGATGTTAGATATTTTAGGGATAAGCTCCTCGCAGCCTTAAAAATTCCAAAAGATTATATCGTAGAAAAGGATAAGTCCCCAGAGAGAAAGGCTAACCTNTCTCAGTTAGACGATAAATTCGCTAGAGTAATCATTAGAATACAGAAAACAATAGAAATTGGCCTACTTCTTTTAGCTAAACGTCATTTAATCCTAAAAGGAATAGATGAGATGTATTTAAAGGATCTAGATGTCAAGCTCCCAGAGCCAAGTGATATCTTCGCCAAAAGACGCTTGGAATTACAAAATATGGTAGCGGGAGTTGCTCAAACAGTTACACAAACTGGTTTATTCTCTAAGAAGTATATTTACAAAACTTTTTATGATATGAACGATGCTGAAATAGCAGACGTAGAGAAAGAACTAGAAGAAGAGCAGAAAAAAGCATCCCAACAGGCGATGGAAGATCAACAAATGCAAATGGGTGCGGCACCAGGAGGTGCTCCTGGAGATATGGGGATGGCTCCTCCACAAGGGGCTCCACCGCCTCAAGCTGAGTCAACGGATGTTACTAATTTAGTGCAGGGAATAAAAAAATATAAAATGCTAAGTGAAAAGCATGAGACAAAAGAGTAAATAAGAAGCAAGGAGTTTTAAAATGCTTGGACATATGTTTGAAAATCGTAATAATACTTTGAAATCTGTTATAAAAATATCAGATTGTTTGGGAAGGTCCCTTAGAGAGAACGTACAATTGTTCTCAATAGATTCGGATAGCAAAAGAGCTTCTTTTGTTACCGAGTCAGGATTTGTCATAGATGGTAACTTCTCTTCTAAAAAAGGTACTATTGTCTTAGAGAATATAACAGTCCAAGATAGTGAGATATTCTCTGANAACGAGCATTTTAATGATTTCGTTTCTAATAAGATAAAGAGTTTTATTTCTAATATTCATGAATCTGAGTATTCTAATGCTGGCTATTCCTTTGATGAAATTTTAAACTTATGGGAAACACGCTTAGGATTTAATGAAGTTAAAAAACGATTGGAAGAAAAATCACAAGCATTTTCTATAACCAATGATATTCTAGAGACCGTAGAATTCCAGAAGTTTTTAGAAATTGCCCCCCAAATAATTTCTTGGCTAACCGAAAACAAGGAAGAGATAACTTCTATATCGGAAATAAAAAATGCTATTAAATTATCTAACTCTGTTGCTATAGCTTTTGATCTACCTAAAATATCTATGGATAAGTTAGAAGAACAACAAAGAATTGAGTTTACAGACAGTGAGAATAAGAGTATTTATGATATTATCTGTAGACAAGAATTAGTGACTAAGGAATTAAAAGAATCTAAAAATAATTTTGATGTAGTTTGGGCAAATAATAAAAATATTAACGCTCTTGCTTCTCTTATCTACAATGGAGATAAAGATAAGATCTCAAACACTTTGTCAGAGNCTCTGTCAGATGTCCCTTATCTAGCTCTAGCCACAAAAAAGCAATTAAAAGAAACTTTTAGCAAAACTCTTCAATTAGAGAATTCTATAGATATTGATTTTTCTGACAAAGATATAAAGTCTTTTGCTTCTATAATTTTTGAAATGAAGAAACCAATTAAGGATCTTCTTATTAAAACTATTAACGAGAAGTACGGAGTTAATATGCAGAATCTAAAGGAAGTTGCTTCCTTTAGAGGATTAGTTGAAGCTCAAATAGTTATTTTTGAGTCNTTGTCAAGATTGGCACCCAAATCATCTATTATAAAGGATGTTTTAGGGCAGGTAAGTAGTATGCTGAAAGAAAAATCAGGTGTGGAAGCTATAGATGTTAATGACATTCTTCAGGCTGTTTTTGAAAAAGCGTCATATGCAACTCTGTGCGAAGACTATTCCATTACAGATAGAATTACATTGAAAGAAATGTTTGAAAATGATCTTTCTCCACAGGAGGTTGTCTCTTTAATAGAGCATCAGGCTGAGTCTGTTTCTGATAGGATCTCTTCTCTCCTAGAAAAGAATTGGAGGTACGATGAAGATTCAGAAGAGGGTTATCCTGAAAAAGGTATAAAGGGAGGCACAGAAGAAGCAGAGAAAGAAGAGAAGAAGACCAAGAAAAAGAAGAAGAAGGGCGAGGAATCCGATTCTCCCGATACTCCTGAAGATGTGCAAGCTGAATTGAGTGGGGAAAGTAAGCCTGTTCAATATGGTGAGGCTAANGAGGAAGATCTCGAAGAAGAAGATCTCGAAGAAGAAGAGATTGATGAAGAAGAGGAAGTTGAAGAAGAAACCCCTTCTCCAAAGGGTAAAATGAGTAAAGAAGATTTCTTTGCTAGTTTAGACTCTATTACAAATCTTCTTGGCGGCGACGAGGAAAACACCGAAGTTGCAAACGATAACTAAGAGGTAAAGAATGAGCCAATCTGCTCCNACCCTATACCCAGTGGTCTTATCCTCTATTGACGGTGAGTGCGTATTCGCTGAATATGACCTTAGTTCTGTTATAGTTTCGGATTTAGCGTCCTTCGCTGTCTCTGATGGTACCGATGTTAGGATTGATGCCGACATCTTGAGCAATGGGGATATTCTAGTTTATGATACAGCGAATGCTAAGTGGGTACAGAAAGGCAGCGTTCGGTTCGATAATCCTGAGGGNGACGCTGTTATTTCAGTACCAATGANNGCNGGTCAAACATCTGGGGTCTTTTCAGCTTCAAATTCGGCAGGTGACGAAGTTTTCGCAATGAAAGGGGATGGGAGCTTTAAGGTATCAGGTACTGTAAGTGC